CCAGTGCAGGCGCGCAGCAAGCGCATCAGGACGCCTGCTGGATGAGTTCGGGCTGCACGTCGATCACCGATCCGCCTACCACCCGCGGCTCGCGGCCGGTCATGTTGATCTGGATCAGCGGCTGCAGGATGGTGGCGCCCTGCACCGCATCCTTCTTCGACAGGCCGGCGAGGTCCTTGAGTTCTTTCATGGCGTCGATCTTGGCGCCCGAGGATGTGTTGGGGTTGGTGACGATCTCGGCGAGGCTGATCACACCGACGGTGTCCACCGTATACAGGGCCTTCACGCGGATCGACTCGGAGCGGACGTCCTTGCCCTTCAGGTCGGTCACCGCACCCGAGACCAGCCCCTTGAAGAAATCTGTGATCCGCAGCGCGTCCCACTGACCCGGGGTGAGGCCGTATTGCTGCGCCAGCCCGGCAGCACTTCCGACTCCCAGAACGATGTCGCGCGCCAGCGCCGGGGCGCTGCGCTGGAGCCAGTCCAGTTCGACGCCGGGTATCAGTGTCATGTTGCTCATTGCATTTCCCTTTGTGCTAAGGTATTACCCTAGAAAACTGATCCTTTCCGAGGGTTGTGATGGCCAACGCGATCGTTCATCTCGCCCGTCCCACGCTGCTGACTCCATCCTCGGCGTCCTCGGCTATCCCTGCGCCCGACGCCAGCATAGACGAAGATACAGCATCCAATACTGCTATCGCAGACAATTTGGTCGGCTACGTGCGCGGATGTTTCGAGGAAGCACGTGAGTTCCGCCAGCGTGAAGGAATCAACGACAGCCTGCTGGCCGCGCTGCGCTCCGTGCGCGGCGAGTACGACAACGAGACCATGGCCGGCATCAAGGAGTACGGCGGCTCGGAGATCTACGCGCGCATCAGCGCGAACAAGGTCCGTGCCGTGGCGGCGATGCTGCGCGAGGTCTACACCTCGACCGACCGCCCGTGGGCGCTGTCGCCGACGTCGGTGCCCAACATCAACGCCCCGGACATCAACGATGCCGTTGTGGCGCAGATCAAGGCGGAGATTCTGGAGCTGACGCAGGCCGGTCAGCAGCCGGATCCCATGGTGATACTCCAGCGGCGCCAGCAGTTGCGCGAGCAGCTACTGCAGGCGCGGCAGGAACTGGCCGCGGATGCCGCCAAGGACCGCGAAGATTATCTCGACGACTATCTGCAAAAGGGTGGCTTCTATGACGCTTTCTGGGATTTTCTCTTGGATCTCGCGACTTTTCCGTTCGCTGTTCTCAAGGGGCCGTCCGTCCAGTACGGCAACGAGCTCAGCTGGAGTAACAACGCCCCTACCCTTGTCAACAAGCCCCAGCTCAAATGGGAGCGCGCCAGCGCCTTCGACGTCTACTTCGCCCCTTGGAGCCGCGTTGCCCAAGACGGATACATCCTCCACTACCAGCAGATTACAAGAGCCACCCTCCAATCCCTGAAGGGGCTGCCCAGCTACAACACGAAGGAGATCGACGCGGTCCTTGACCTGCCTGTCGAATCTTTCAAGGAGTGGCTGGAGTACGTCGAGACCGAGCGCGCGAACCTCGAAGATCACCTCGCGCCCAGCTGGTACTCCACCTCGAAGGCGATCGATCGGCCCTACCCGATGCTGGAGTTCCATGGCCCGGTCAGCACGAAGCTGCTGCGTGAGTGGGGCATGAAGGAGAAGGACGCGCCGACGGATGGCAACGACATCGAGATCGTGGCGTACCTGATCGGCACCCACGTCATCGGCGTGCGCAAGAACCCACATCCGCTGGGCAAGAAGCCGTTCTACGTGGACAGCTTCGAGCGCGTGCCGGGCAGCCTGTATGGATTGGGCGTCCCCGGTCTCATCGAAGACATTCAGGGCGTGGGCAACGCCACGCTGCGCGCGCTGGTGAACAACATGGCGATCGCGTCGGGTCCGCAGGTGGGAGTCAACTCCGACCGCATGAAAGATGGCGACCAGAACGTCAAGCTGTGGCCGTGGAAAGTCTGGTCTTTCGAGGAGTCGCTGCTGGGCAACGGCAACCAGCAGGTGCCCATGCAGTTCTTCCAGCCGGAGTCGAACGCGCAGGAACTGATGGAGGTGTTCGGGAAGTTCATGGACATGGCTGACACGTTCAGCTCGCTGCCGCGTCTGGCCTCGGGCGACGTGACGGGTGCGGCCACGCTGGGCCGCTCGGCCGCCGGCCTGTCCACCGTGATGAACGCGGCGAACCGCACGATCAAGCAGGTGGTCACCAGCATCGACAACAACGTGCTGAAGCTGGTGATCGAGGACCTGAACGTCTACGTCACGCTGCTGAATACCGATGCCCCGCTCGATGGGGATCTGGATGTGATCGCCCGCGGCGCCACGGAACTGCTGGAGCGCGAGGCCCTGCGCCAGCGCCGCTTGGAGTTCCTGAACGTCACCAACAACCCGTCGGACATGGCGCTGATCGGCCCCGGAGGCCGGTTCGAGATCCTGCGCGAGATCGCGCGCGACCTGCAGCTGCCCATCGACAAGGTGTTCGCGGGCGCTGCTGGTGCCGTGAACAAACTCTCCATGAGCCCGCCCGGCGCGATCCCGGCCGGCGGTGCGCCCGGTGCGCTCGACCCCAGCGGCGGCCCGGCTCCCGGCAGCCCCACGCCACCCGGCGCCCAGCCGTCGCCGCCCGGCCAGCAGGCGCCGAATCCCGCTCCCCCGGGAGCTCCCGCGCCCGTACCGTCGCAGGGTATGATGCGTTCATCGTCAATCCCCAGCACGAGGGCAATCCCGTGAAGAACTCGAAAGGCAGCATGATTCAGGACGGTGGTGTGTACCCCGCGAACAGCGGCGTGCGCAAAGGCCCGTGGGGTGAAGGCAAGGTGATCACCGCGGACTCCCCGCAGTTCAACCCGGTGATCAAGGGTCCGGTGATTGCGCCGGCCGGCGCCGGCAACCTCAACACCGCGGGCAACACCAAAGCCTCGCGGGCTGACGGCGATCTGTAACCACCCCGCAGGAGGGGACCATGGCACGCAAAGCACCACCGAAGAAAGAAACCAAGAAGCCGAAGATGGCTTCCAAGAAAGCGATGCTCTTTGGAGCAAAGCAGCCCACCAAAGCCATGCCAGTTCCGGCCATGAAGGGGCGCAAGCCCAAGATGGTGCCGGATCTGGACAACGACGGAGATTGACATGGGACGCAAAGCACCAATCGGCAAAGGCAAGGTCATCGCCACGGGCACCAACCCGATGGCCAAGATGGGCGATCTCAAGTCGCAGGGCGGCATCCCGCCCAGCGGCCGGATCGACCGCGGCGGCTCGAACGCCGGCAAGGGCAACAAGGTCACCGGTACGATCCTGCCCAGCGACAAGGGCGCCAAATACTGATGACGGCTCGTCCATCCAAGGACGAACTCAAGGCCGCGGTGCGCGCATTACGCGCGCACTCGGCCTGTAATGTGTTGTTGGCGGAGCTCAAGTTCCGTCAGGCGGAATACCAACTGCACCTGATGGAGGCAAGTGATGCCGACCTGTTCAGGCGCTTACAGGGACGCGTGCTCGAACTGCGCGACGTTCTCAAAACCATCGAGGAATAACCATGGCTGTGCCCAACAAGATCCGCGACAGTGCCCGTGAGGCCGATGCCGCGTTGGCTGAGATCGCTGCAGCAAATGAGACGCCCGCGCCGGCGCCCGATGCACCTACCCCGAACCCCCAAGAAATAACCGATGGCCAGTCGCGCAACGTGGTCGATACTCCGACCCCACCGGTGCGGGACGAGTCCGATCTGGCCAAGCAGCTGAGCGCCGCCGAGCAGCGGTACGCCACGCTGCAGGGCATGTTCAACAAGCAGTCGAACGACCTGTCCGAGCTCAAGGGGCGCACCGAACTGCTGAGCCAGCTGATCGCGCAGCGCGCGGAAGCCGGCCCAGTCACGCCAGCCGCGGACGAGAAGCCGGCCAGCCTGATCAGCACGAAGGAGCGCGAGGAGTTCGGCGAGGATCTGCTGGACGTCGCGCGCCGCGTCGCCCGCGAGGACTGGAAACCGCACTTCGACAAGATGCGCCGGGACCTCGATGAGGTCATGAACAAGATGCAGCAGATGGTCCCGCAGATTGAAACGTCCGTGCAGTCGGCCCACGCCAGCGCACAGGATCGGTTCAAGGCGCGGCTGACCCAGCTGGCGCCGAAGTGGGAAAAGCAAAACACGGATCAAAAATTCCTTGACTGGTTAAATCAGAATGATGTATTTTCTGGCTACCAGCGTATGCAGCTCCTGCATGCCGCGTATCAGCAGCACGACGCCGACCGCGTAGCGCAGTTCTTCAATACGTTTTTCAACGAGCAACCTTCAAACGAGGCCCCGTCGGGAGCCAACGAACAAAGGGTAAGCTCGGTCGACCCCGCCACACTGATTGCCCCAAGTAATTCTTCTTCCGGTGCACCGTCTTCCAATCCCTCGACGGGGAAACAGTGGACGATGAGAGAGATCGAAAAGATCTACGACGACAAATCCAAGGGCCGCATCACGGCCGGCGAGTTTGCCAGGCGGGAAGCAGAAATTACCAAGGCACTGAGTGAGGGGCGGATCAAGCCGGACTAACAACCCCCACTTCGGAGCACGACCATGGCATATCCCAATGGCACCTCGCCGGCCTATACCGGCACAGTCATCCCTACCCTCTGGGCGAAAAAGATGCTGGAGCGTTTCTACGACGCCAGCGTTGTGCCCATGATTTCGCAGACGGACTACGAAGGCGAGATCAAGGGTCAGGGCGACAAGGTCCTGATCAATCAGGTCCCGACCATCAACATCAACCCGTACGTCATGGGCCAGACCCTGACGGTCCAGCTGCCCTCGTCCAGCGTTCTGACGCTGAACATCGATCAGGGCTTCTACTGGACCTTCGGCATCGATGATGTGGCCGACGCGCAGTCGATGTTCAACCTGATGACCCCGTGGGCCGAGAACGCCAGCGAGCAGCTGAAGATCTCCGTCGATACGGACGTCCTGTCGTTCATCAAGACCCTGCCGGATGCGGCGAACCAAGGTGCCACCGCGGGCCGTATCTCGGCCTCGGTCAACTTGGGCGTGACCGGCACCCCGATCGTGCTGACCACGGCGAACGTGGTGCAGAAGATCCTCGATCTGGGTCAGGTGCTGGACGAGCAGAACATCCCCGAGACCGACCGCAAGCTGGTCATCCCCGCGTGGATGGCGAACATGCTGAAGGGTTCGAGCCTGCAGAACGCCAGCATCACCGGTGACGCGGTGTCCATCGCGCGCAACGGCAAGATCGGCACCATCGACCGCTTCGAGGTCTACGTGTCGAACCTGCTGCCCACCGTGACCGACACCACCCACAAGGTGACCTACGTCTATGCCGTCCACCCCCGGGCGGTGACCTTCGCCAGCCAGCTCACCAAGACCGAGACGATTCGGTCCGAGCTGACCTTCGCGACGATCATGCGCGGCCTGATGGTGTACGGCCGGCAGGCGGTGCTCCCGAAGGCGTTCGCAGTCGGGTATTACGCCCAGAACTAAGTTCCTTGGTTTTTGGTGCGATCTAGCGGTAACATGGCCCTCGCAATGCGAGGGCCATTTACTTTC